ATTGAACAAGCGAAGGAACAGATTGGTAGAGAACTTACTAAAGAAGAAAGAAAAAAACTATACGAGAATGAATTTACGCCAAATATGGAAGTAAAAAATGACGAATGGTTAGACTCTAAATTAACTACTAGAGAAATACCAAAACGAACAAGAGAACCATACCCATTACCAAAATTAGACATTCACCCTGGTATGTTAGACTATGAATTAGATAAATTAGAGATTGATATGTTTAAAATATTAGATTACCAATCACACCCACATATTAAAGCACCTCTATCAAATTAATTACATGAAAAAAGAAGATCAAAAAATAGTAGGATATATCATTTATGAGATATCCGTCGTTTCTTATGAATTTCGTGGAGAAAAGGGAACGACTGTCTTTTCCCCAGAGGTGAGTTGGAAAAAAAAGGTATATACTACTATCACAGCTGCGGAAGAGGCTCTGACTCACATTGAGCAGCACGACTGGCGTAACGGAGTAATAGTTCCATTATACGCAAATCTAGAAGACTTGGATAAGGTCTCTAAAAAGTTTAAAGAAATCAAGAAAGAAAACAATAATTAAATCATGAAAGAAAGTTTAACACTGGCCCAAGCTCAGGAGAAATACGGAAAGACTGAAGGGGCACCGTTTCAAAGGCTGCACAAGATCTTTGACGTAGCAATAAACGGAAAACTATATCCAGTATATTCTATCCCTGGATACGAGCATGAACTTGGAAAATCTAATGGATGCCCAGATACCTGGTGGCTAGATTGGTCGGACTACGAAGCTCATTCCGATGAGGATGGAGATATTCACGAGACGTTCATTAGAGAGCTAATTCCCTATATAGATATAGGAGCTCATAGAATATGCTGGGAAATCAGATATCGTCAATACAATACCATGAAATATAAATGGGATGAGTGGGATATGAGAAATGGAGGGAAATGCGAGATGTATGCAAACGGAAAATTAGTATACTCATTTTACTCTAGAGAAATAGGATATGCTCTTTCCAGAGCTCAATCTTTGGAGACAATTCTAATAGAGCACCCGTTTGATTTCTTAAACCAAGAAAAGGAAAACGGTCGAAAGATCTGGTATTATGGTCTACCTGCAACTATTAGACTTGGTTCAGAGCCAGGAGAAATTGGTATAGTTCCTGATTACTCTTACCTGACCAAAGAGGAATGGTGGAAAGAGCTAAAGAGGAAGAAAACAAAACTAACACCAAAGGATGGAGTAAAATCAGATGACGATCAATTGGATCAAGAATATTTTGACCAAGATCAACGCTCTACTTGGATCAATCACGGAGATGCTCTTTGGGACGGAATGATCGGATGGTTTAGAGATTAATTAAAAATAAAAGAAATGAATTACACAAACTCAAACGATCCTGATTATCAGGACCAACCAGAAGACTGGTTAAATTCTTCCCTAATCTTTGCCAGAACCTTGAGTCTCATCTTAAGGGAAAGAGAAGGAGTCGTTGTCAACATAGTGGGAGACGCAAAATTTCAAATGGACGATTCAATCAAGAAAGTCATCGTCTTTCGTCGAGATGGCCAGATGGTGGTGACTGAATGTGACGAAGACTTAGAGGAGGGTCAATTCGTAATGGTACATGACGAAATAAATCCAAACTAGAATGACTAAGATAATTATAGGATTTGTTGATACTGATCCTGATACTGGAGAAGAGTACACATTCGTTAGGCTCTGTGAGTGTGATGGAGAATGGGCAGCCAATTGGATCGTTGCCACACTAAAGAGAGACTTGGCCGAACATTCAGATGAACCAAACCGAGAAATAAAGATAAGATATGAAAATACTTAGACCAGAAGTAGAAGCCTGTATTGTAAATGGAGGCGGAATGCAAGACATGTTTGATAACGTAATAAAAGTCCTATTTAATATCACAGATGACGAATATGATTTTATTGCAGAAAATGCTAATGACGATGAGATTACAGTTTTTTTGACTGCCCTTGGCAACATAGAGAACGGTTCAAGTTTTACGGAAAGGCGTAGGGCTCTTGAGCTTAGGAATAGGCTACTTGATCGACTAACCCAGGAGAAAAATTCATAATTATCGTGAAAGAGATAGAATCTAAAATAGAACATATGACCTCTACCTATTCTACGATTGAAGATGCAATCCATGCACAGTCGGAGAAAGTCGAGCTTCTCATCTCAATACATAGAACCTATAACTCTACTGAATTTACCCTAGAGAGGTCGATATTCATTGAGAGACAGGCTCTGATTGAGTTAAAGAAGATAAAGGAAATTAATCCTAATACTGATACAGTATCGACTAGGGTTACATGGCATACTTGGATTAGAAAAAAATTTAGATTTTTGTTTTAATAGTGATTTTTAATTAGTATTATAACAATATACAACAGTTCTTTGAAATATTAAAATACTAAAACATGTGTTGTTCCCTTGAGAAAGGAAGACTAGCTATAAACACATAGAAACAAGTTAAAGAGTATAGATACTTAATCCTTAAGTTTATATGCTGGTTTACTACAACACAGAGATTCTCAACCTCAACATAGTCAGGTAGCTCAGAGGTCAGAGCATGATATGCTGTAACCAATCAGGATTTTCAGAGGTCACAGGTTCGAATCCTGTCCTGACTACGATGAACAACACGGTGGCTTCGTGTTAAAATGATGGATAACGTGCCAGTGATAACCAATGGGATTGTTTTTAACAATGTACGTGTCACAAAAAGAGTCCCCATTAGGAAGGAAAGTTCTCGCAAACCTACTTAGGCTTTGTAAAGTAAAGTCAACATGGTCAGGTGGCGCGATGGTATGACGCTCCATTTAATTGAATGGACTCCTTAAGGAATAGAATGAACTCGAGATAGTTTTATTCTGGAGGTTCTCAGGTTCGAATCCTGTCCTGACTACAAAATCCTGCTTATTGACTGATGAGTGAAAGACCTCAAAATTACAATAAGGTGGTTGACAGCTGGAAAGACAGCAAATATGGCTCTATAGCAAGCTCAGGTAGCTCCTGGACGCTGCGAGTGGGTGAATGAGGGTAATTTGTTAGTAACTCTCCTTAATACTAGGATCGGAGTATCAAAGTTGAAGCATATTACAAGTAATTCACAAGGTGGGTTCGATTCCTACTAGAGCTACTATCATAAACACGCGGAAAAGGTAGAAGGGTAATTCCTACGTGATAAAATAGTATAGGCGATCTTAGATTTCCTCGAATCTAGTTAGATTGGTAATGGCTAGACGCGGGTACCACCAATGGCCTCGGTTTATGATTTTATTGTGTTCTCCCTTGAGAAAGGATAAAGAATGTACTAAGCTGATTGCAGTAATGCATGTAATACCTGTACGGAACACAGAGGGAGTCTCACCCTCAACTGCGCGAGTGGTGGAATTGGTAGTCATGCTAGATTTAGGATCTAGTGCCGTAAGGCGTGTGGGTTCGAGTCCCACCTTGCGTACAGGCAGAAGCTCAACTGAAGAAAAAATAGAGCTGATAGTCAAGTGGCGGAATGGTAGACGCGCCTATCCCTTGTTTAGGGGTGAAGTCAATAGGTTAATGTGGTATCCAAAGACTCTTGTCACATACTTTACAGGTTCGAGTCCTGTCTTGATTACGATGTTGGGTAGCTCCCAAATGAACTTAGGGCGGTATCGGGCTAGCCTAAGAGAGATTGAAAAAAAGCCCGTACATAGTCAGGTTTGGTACAAGGTCGGTTCGAGTCCGATGGAAGGTCGTGGATGTCGGGTAGCTCCCTGTATCAAGGTTCGATTCCTTGACTGACTACGCAAAAAACACGGATGGAGTTTCCCTACCTCGAAAGAGATGGGTTTTAGAAGTTCGGCTAGTCAGGTGACGGAATTGTCATGGTGCTGGGATAAAAACTGGCAGCAGACATCGGTAGACGTAAAGAATGGGTGGATAGCGTGCCATTGGGGAAGAACCAAGAAAGTTACGCGTTGCAGGTTCGAGCCCTGCCCTGACTACACCGTTTACTTGATTCCTGGTAGTAGAGTAAAGACCATTGGAGAATTCGGGATGTCTCGCGAATGGTGGTGTAAGGTAAGAGGAACTTACAACGGTGGAGTACCGGAAACAAAAGAAACGAAGCGCATGGGTGATCATGCGTTGAGCTCAAATCTCCACCATAATAGTCAGGTGGCGTGTTGGCATACGCACCGATCGTAAGGGAGATATCAGGTTCGATTCCTGTCCTGACTACTAACAAATAAAAAAAGAATGAAGTATTTTAAATTATTCTTGATGTGTCTTGGATTTATCGTAATCACATCAATGTTTGGCGAATGGATCGTCAGTCGAGAAGTTAATGGGTTCCTCCAGCTTTTAAGTTTCGTTGGGGTGTGTGGAATCTTTATTTATATAGTAAACGAAACAATAAGTATTTTATTTAAAAACAAAAAACAAAATGATTAGTACCGTAATTTTTTTAGTAGGCTTAGTAATTGCAGCATTTGTCGCATTTACAACAAGAGATGTAATGTATAGCGTAGAAAAAGATCGTTGGGGCGATGACAAAGAAACCCTGAATATGAGATGGTTGTTCAAACCGCTTGGCATCTTAGTAGGAGGTTTATTAATTTCAATATTTCAACCTTTTTCACTTGAAAGAGTAGATGCAGGCCATGTCGGTATCAAAGTTAACTTGACTGGTGATAATCGCGGAGTATCTAGTTATGAATACAAGACAGGTTGGGTGATGTATAATACCTGGACTGAACAGATGTTAGAGTTTCCAACATTCCAGCAGCATATTGAATACAAGGATCAGCAAGTGATTACTAAAGGCGGGTTTGCATCAACAATTAAACCGTCATTTAACTATTCCCTAAAACCCGCTGCAATCGGTAACATGTTTGAGAATCTACGACTAGATATTAAACAGATCGAACAAGGCTGGCTGATGAATGCTATTGTATCTTCAGTAAATGATGTAGCCAATAAATGGGAAGTAGATGCCATCTTTAATAAACGTGAGGAATTTGAGGCAGCTATTGTAACTGAATGTAATAAAAGGTTATCTAAGTGGTTCACAGTATCACAGCTAAGAACAAATATCATACCTCCAGCATCACTACAAAAAGCAATTGAGGGTAAAACAAAAGCAGTTCAAGAAGCTCAAGCCGCTCAACAAAGAACACTAGTTGCCGAGGCAGAAGCTAAAGAAAAGATTGCAATTGCAAAAGGCGACTCTGCAAAAGTTATTATTGATGCTCAAGCATTGGCACTGGCGATGAAATTAAAACAAAAAGAGATCACACCTCTGTATGTAGAATACCTAAAAGCACAGAGTTGGAATGGGGTATTGCCAAGCACAGTAGCTGGTGGTTCTGGAACATTCCTAAACATCAAATAACACAAATGGAAAAGACATTAAATTTAGTAAACCCAAACGATGTATTGTCTTGTAAGTATAAAATTAGTAGATTTCCTGATGGACAACAGTCCATCAGGATTCTTGAACATGAATACACAACGTATAATAGTCTAATGGAGCAGTCTACTTCGATCTTTATTAAATCAAGATTAAATACTTTTCAAGATTTAGAACTCATTATATGTGCAAATCAAGCATTAAAAGAGATTGGCGTAAAAAGCGTAAAACTATATATCCCATATTGTATCGGAGGAAGAAGCGATAGAAAGTTTCAAGAAGGTGGAATTAACTACATTAAAACAGTAATTGCACCGATCCTTAATTCACAAAACTTTGATGGTGTTAGTATTATGGATCCGCATTCAGATGTTTTAGAAGCGTGCATTAACAATTTTGTAAAATTAGATAATTTTTATTTAGGTTCAATGGCGTTAAAGGACATCTATGGGAATAAGTACAATCACGAAGATATTTGTCTAGTCTCACCGGATGCTGGAGCATATAAAAAAGTTTTTGATTTTGCTTCTAAGTACGGCATTAAGAATATTATTACTGCCGCGAAAGTACGGGATATGGAAACTGGAGAGATTATTAGAACAGAAGTACCTAATCTTCATATTGCTGACCTTGACCACGAACTTAAATACGTTATCGTTGATGATATTTGTGATGGAGGAAGAACATTTATTGAGTTAGCAAAAGTTATTAGAAAGCTAAGACCTAACTCAGAAATTTATTTAGTAGTCACTCACGGAATATTCAGTGCAGGATTTGGGGAGTTAGGGGAATACTTTGACGGAATTTATACTACTAACTCAATTAAAAACATTTCAAATATGGGTACATCATCAACCCTTAAACCAATTAATTTTAAACAATTTAATATATTCTAATATGAATCCATTATTATTAACCGATGGTTATAAAACATCACACAACAAACAATATCCAGAAGGAACAACCTTAGTGTATTCTAATTTTACGCCACGCTCAAATAGGTACGCTCCAAAGGGTTGTAACGAAGTAGTCGTATTTGGAACACAAATGGTAATGATGCAAATACACGAGACATTCCAAAAAGATTTCTTTGATAAACCGAAAGATGAGGTTTGTGGAGAAATGAAACGTGAGCTGTCAATGTATTTGGGTATAGACTATGATGTGTCACACTTTGAAGCATTATGGGACCTGCAATATTTACCGATCATAGTCAAATCATTACCTGAAGGAACAAAGGCACCAATCAAGGTTCCAGTAATGACAATCTATAACACACATCCTGATTTCTATTGGATCACCAATTACTTGGAAACAATCCTTTCAAACCTATTGTGGAAACCAATGACCTCTGCAACTATCGCTCATCAGTATCGTAAGGTACTAACTGAATGGATGGAGAAAACTGACAAAACAAATCACCAATTTATTGATTGGCAAGGTCACGATTTCTCAATGCGAGGTATGGATTCAGTTGAGGCAGTTATTAGTTCAGGATTAGGTCACTTAACATCATTCTTAGGGACCGATTCTCTACCTACAATTTATGGGGCACGTAAATATTATGGAGCAGAAGGATTTGTTGCAGCATCTGTTCCTGCAACTGAGCACTCAGTAATGTGTGCTGGTGGTAAAGAAGATGAAGTAGCCACATTTCGAAGATTGTTAAATACTTATCCAACAGGAATCTTATCAGTAGTATCTGACACTTGGGACTTATGGAAAGTATGTACTGAGCATATCATTACTTTGAAAGAAGAGATTCTAGCTCGTGATGGTAAGTTAGTTATTCGTCCTGACTCAGGTGACCCAGTTGATATTCTTTGCGGAGCTTATAATACTATTAGCTCAGGTGATGAGCAAAATTTAGATCATAACTATCCCAAGTATGGCGTAGAAAAAGATAGTCCAGAATACAAAGGTGTCATTGAACTTCTTTGGGACGTATTTGGTGGAACAGTTAACGAACAAGGTTATAAAGTTCTTGATCCACATATTGGGGCAATCTATGGAGATTCTATTACAATTGATAGAGCTAACGAAATTTGTGCAAGACTAGAAGCAAAAGGGTTTGCATCAACAAACGTTGTATTAGGCATTGGCTCATTCACTTATCAGTACAATACTAGAGACACGTTTGGTTTTGCAATGAAAGCAACGTACGTTGAAGTTAAGCATTGGGATGTTGCAACAGAAAGACTTAATGAGTCCTTCGGTAAAAATGCAAATCCTGAATGGGTTGAAGGAAGAGAAATCTTCAAAGATCCAATCACAGATGATGGTACTAAGAAGTCTGCAACCGGTTTATTAAGTGTCCATAATCATGACGGCAAATATGTTTTAATTGATCGTTGTACTTGGGAAGGTGAATCAGTTAGTTCGTTTCAACCAATTTATAAAAACGGAAAGTTCTTCAATGTGACAACGCTAAGTGAAATTAGAGAAAAGTTAGCACATTCTAACAACAAAAAATTAGTTACTAAAGTTCTTGAAATGGCAAACTTGATTCACAAGAGTAAAAATAAATAATTTGGGGTAGGGCGACTAATATTACCTCAGTTTTCAAACAAAAAGCGCGGTTGGTCAGGTGGTGTAATTGGTAACACGTTCCTAATTTAATATGGTGAATACCAGGATTAGTACAGGTTCGAATCCTGTCCTGACAACAAAAATATGGCTCATCAAGTCGATGATTATGGATCACTTGATGAGCGATATGATCCATATATAGACAATATGTGATCCATAAGTAACAATAACTCTACTTGTCAATAAACCTGTTTCTGTATCAATAAACTAGTATTGTTTATTGATACAGAAACAGGTTTATTATGTAAGGCATAGATGATTTTTGGATACAGATATCAATTCCAACGAGATAAATAATAAAAATAT